AAGCTAAAGACAAGTAGGTAGCAAAATCATTGGTATTTTATCCTGCTGACCGTGAAGACGATAAAATTCAACGTGAAGATGTTCCATATGACCAATATAAGCGTTTAGGTTTATGTTATGCATGTGGAAATAGAATTATTGATTATAAATTTGTAGAAGATTTTATTTTATCTATTGAAGACAGATATGGAGTAAAAGTTTCATCTATTACTTACGACAAATATAATGCATTGAGTACGGTACAAAAATTAGAAGATAAAAACTATTTAATGCGTGAACAACCTCAGTATTCTAAAGATTTACATTTAGGCACTAAAAAGTTTCGTGAGGTAGTATTAGATAGACGCTTCCTTTATGAAGATAATCGTCTGTTTGAGATTAACGTTCAAAATGCTAAATTAGATCACGACACTAACCTAAATATGTATATCAACAAGAAGAAATCAAATGGAAAAATTGATATTGTCGATGCATTAATTAACTGTTTTTGTACATGTGTTATAGATGGGGTAGAGTCTGAATCAGTTTATGAAGATAGGGGATTTATTTTTTGGTAGAGAGGAGGGAATAACACCTCATGGGAATATTAGATGTATTCTTCACTAAAGAAGAACGTTTTGAAGAAGAAGAAATTCAATTAGAAGAACGAAAATTTAATTTAAATATTAATATGATGGGTATTAGTGGAATTGACAATGATAAATATACTGCTGAACAAGTATTATCTATTCCTGTAGCGAAAGCCTGCTGTGATATTATTGTCAACTCTATTAAAACTTTAAAAGTAGAAATGTATCGAAATGTAGATGATAACGTTGTAGAACGTATTTATGACGATTATCGACTAGATTTAATCAATAACAACCCTAATTTAGTCTCTACTGGTAATGATTTTAAAGCTCAAATTGCACAAGATTTAGTATTACATGGTAACGCTTATGTATCAGTAAAGCGTGATGGTAATGAAATCTCTGAAATGTGGGTTTTAAAACCATCAAACGTTAGCATTGACCGTAGAGTTGATCCTGAAGAACAGTATATTGTTCGTGATTTTCAGGTTAGTGTACTAGGTTCTACTAAGAAATTAGGTGTAGACGATATTATGATTGCTACCATTGGTTCAGATGATGGTGGATTAAGTGGTAAAGGTGTTATTGCTAGAGGGGAAAGAACGATTGAGTTAGCCTTAAATGAAATTGAATTATCAAAAAATATTATGGCTAATGGTTCTGCACCAACCTCAGTTATTAAATTGCAAAAGTCATTGAGTCAAGAAGCTCAAACACGATTACGTGAAAGTTGGAAACGATTATTTCAAGGTTCAAAGAATGCAGGTAAGTTAGTAATCTTAGAAGATGGAATGGAATACGATAAAATTTCATTCTCACCATCTGAATTAGGATTAAATGCTTCACGTTCTAAGACTTCAACTGATTTATGTAACTTATTTGGTGTACCTGAGCAGATGATCGATGCTAGTTCGAACACCTATGGTTCAGTAGAGTCAATGTCAATTCGATTTTTACAATATAGTATTTCACCTATTATTGCTATTATCGAAACCATGTTCAATCGTTCGTTATTATTAAATGAAGAGAAAGAACAGGGGTATTTCTTCAAATTTAATACTGATGATGTATTAAAATCAACACAAGAGGAACGTTATAATGCGTTAAAAACAGGTATTGACGCAGGAATTTTATCTTTATCAGAAGCAAGGGTAAAAGAAAATTTACCACCTGTACCAGAGGACTTTATACGTCTGACGCTCGGCTCAGTCATGTACTATCCAGAAAAAGGAACATTATTTGTGCCGAATATGTCTACTACTTTTGATGCTAAAACTAATAAGATTATCGACTCACCACAAATGATTAAAGACGGAGATAATCGTATTGAAAACAGTAAAGAAACTAATGAACCTAAGCCTGTTACAACTGATGAAGGTGATAAAGAATGAAAAATCTAGTCATTATTGCAGGTTTAATTTTTAACTTTATTAAGAAAAATATTAGTAACATTTGTTTATTTTTAGGAGCCTTTTTAATCATTAGGTATATGGCTATTGTATATTCCTATGATGTGGCTACTTTAGGGGTAGCTTGTATGTTGTTTTTAGTATCAATTAGCACATCATACTCAGAAATTCATAATAAAAAAGAAAAGAATAATCAGAGAGTTCCATACTAGGTGTGTTTATGAAATATTATATGGCAAACACTTATCAAACAGGAAATATAATTGTAAGAGCCAAAAATAGAACAGATGTTATTGAATATTTAAATAGTTTAGATTTGGATGTATATAGTATTAGTACGTTAAATGCTTATTGCAATGATGTGTACGGTGAAGACGTTACAATTATAATAGAATTTTAGAGAAAAATTTGACAAAATTGGTAAAACGTGTATAATAATAAGTGAGGTTGTTGGTAAAATATTCATAAATAATTGAATATTATTTCTCTTTTTTATTGATTTAATACTTAACGTATTAGGTACAATATCTCTCTTTTCTTATATAATCCTGTTATCAATTATGAGTAAAAACAAAATAGAAAATTCTCCTACATTATGTTTTTAGATTATTTTAACAGCACAACCTTAAACTTACACACATATTTAGATTCATTTCTAAATTCTACTTTTCTTTAATACATATTTTTATATGTTATATACCCAATCAGAAAGACAGTGAAATCCCTTTCCACTGTCTTTTTTCTATGTCATTAAATATGAAATTAAAGCACATTTTTATGTGCTTTTTTTATTTCTATCAAAAGGTGGTGAATTTTTTGAAACAAAAGATGGAATTACGATCTGTTGGAGTAGAATTTGAAGCTGTTAATGATGATGCATTAATGATTGAAGGTAAAGTTAATGGTCTTGATTGGTCTAAACAATTAGGTGAACGTAGACGATTTATCGAAAAAGTTGACAAAGGTGCTTTTAAACGTGCGATTGAACGTTCATTAGAGAATGACAAATACATTGACTTACTAGGAAATCATAATAAAGCGACATTATTAGCTTCTACCCAAAACGATTCATTGAAACTAGAAGAACGTGAAGATGGATTATATATGTCTGCTAATTTAATTCCAACTGTTGACGGTAAGAACTATTACGAATTATGTAAGTCTGGATTATTCCAGGAAATGTCATTTGGGTTCTATGTACCAGAAGTACGTGGTAAGAAAGAAAAAGCAGAAACGTGGGAACGTCAATCAGATGGAACATTCAAACGTTATATCCATGAATTAGAGTTATCTGAGGTTTCAATTGTACGAAGAGGAGCTTATAACAACACTAAAGCACAATTACAAGCACGTGGAATTGATGTTGTTGAAGAACCTGATTTTGGAATTGAAGATGATCTATTAGCGGAATTACGAAGTCTAACTCCTGAAGATTTACAAAAAATGATTAGCGAAACAGTTAATGCAGCGTTTGAAAACTACGTTAAACCTGAAAATCAAGTAGTTGAAGAGGTTAAAGTAGAGGAACAACCACAAGAAGTAGTAGTGGAAGAACCTAAAACTGAAGAAGTTTCAGTAAATATTGCATTAACAGATGATGTAAAACAAGCTATTCAAACAGAAATTCAGTTATTAAAAGATGAAATGTTATCACAATTAGATAAAAAAGAAGATGTAGCAGAAGCAATTGTACAAGAAGACACAAAAAAAGAGCCAGATACTACTGAAGATAAAACGGCTCAGGACTTAACTATGTACAAAGAAATGCTCGAAAACTTAAAGGAGGAGGAAATCAATGAATAAGCTAAAAGGCTTAAAAGAGAAGCGTAATGATTTAGTTTCTAAACAAAAAACAATGCTTTCTACAGCTATTGATGAAACACGTTCTCTTACAGAAGAAGAAGATACTGAATTACGCTCAGTAATCGAACAAATTAAAGAATTAGAAACAGAAATCGAAACAATGGAGGAAGAAATTCGCACTTCTACTATTGTTATTAACGATGAAAATGATAAAGGAGAAGATAAAATGACAAAAACATACGAAGAAATCCGTTCTGAATTCATTGACGGATTATCAGTACCAAACAAAGAATTAGCAAAAACTGAAGTACGTACAGCAGGTGACGGATACGTTGCAGGTGCAGGATTACCAACTAATGCTTCAACATTCTCTGATGCTAACAAAGGAGCTATGAGCATTCCATTAACAATCGAAGGCGCTATCTTACGTGCAATCGACTTCAATTCAAGTGTATTAGCACACGCTAACATTATCCGTACAGCAGGGACACACCGCTTAGTATTAGACGTAGCGCCTGCTTCTAAAGCTCGCTTAGTAAAAGAGGGACAATCAATCGCAACAGTTGATAGCGAATTCCGTAAAGTGGAATTAAATGCTTTCAAATACGCTGAAATCGTTAAATTTACACGTGAAGTAGTAGAGGATGTAAACTTCAACGTAATCGCACACGCTGCTGAACGTTTAGGACAATCATTTGCAAAAGCATTTGAAGAAGCAATCATCACTGGTACTGGATCAGGACAACCAGAAGGATTATTACATTACGGAGATGTTAACAATGCTGACTTACAAAAAGCATCTGAACAAGTAACTGCAAAAAAAGACGCTATCTCTTTAGCTGACATTACAAATGCTTACTATAACTTACCACACGAATGTCGTCCTAACGCTATTTTCTTATGCCACCCTTCAGTTGTTCGTGCATTAGCTTTAATCGAAGACTCTAACGGACGTGCTATCTTAAAACCAGACTACTCAGGTGAATTCTTAACAATCTTTGGTAAACGCATTGTAGAATGTCCTTACATGCCTGCAATGGGAACTCAATCAAACGTTGTTGCTATGTTCGTAGACGTTAAACGTGCTTTAACAGTTGGTTTACGCACTGATGTTTCAGTTCGTCAATTACATGAATTATACGCTGCTAACGACATGGTAGCTTTAGTTGGTGTTGCACGTTTAGACTCTAAAGTTGTAACTCCAGGTGCTATCTCAGCTATCAAATTAGGAGCTTAATTTATTTAAGCACATATAGGGTAGAGAAAGTAATTTCTCTATCTTATTATATGCTTAAAGTTAATTTTCTAATCTAAAAACTAGAAAAGGAGTGATAAAATGCTTGTTAAAATTACACATTCAGTTGTTTTAGATGGAACTCCATTACATAAAGGTAAAACTTATGAATTAAATGAAACTGAAGCAAAAGCCTTAGTAACTCATGGAGAAGCTGTATTGGTAGAAGTTGAAAAACCTAAACCAAAACAACCAACTAAGAAAAAGAAAAAAGAAGAGGAATAATATCCCCTTACTTTTTTGTATGCCCTCTTAGAGCGATTCTATTGTCATAAGTAATATTATCTTTATTCATAAAGTGTTCTTTGATGAACCATAGTCGTCCATCATTTCCATTAAGGAAATTAAGGAGATCATCGTCATTAGAGAATATCATTGTGACAACGAATTGGTTATCTATCCAAATGTCCCAACTACCCTTACTTTTGTCACTTGGATAGGCACTAACATTGCCTTGTCTCGGAACTATGCCATTGTGACTAGAGATATAGTCGTAGACTTTATCATAATCATCATTTGACATATAGAACTTAGCTTTCATGATTTTACATAAAGATGGAGCAGCAATATTCATGTATTCCGCTAAATCTTTAAGTTTAACTGGTGATTTTTTTACAAATCCATCTAACATAAGAACCATCCCTTTCACTTAATCCGTTTATAAATATTATATTAATTACTCTAATATTTTTAACCGAAATTAAATGAAAAATTCAAATTTTTATTCGATAGGAAGTGAAACCTTATGTTAACTACTAAATTGTATCAAAAACTGGTTTTCCATGCAAGTATCATCTATCATAATTTGTCGTATCCTGACGATTTTGGGTTGAAAACTAAAACAGTAAAACTAAGTGGTCTGAGAGCTGAGATTTTTGAGTATGAAGATCATGATATTGTTGTATTTTGTGGAACAAACTCATTACGAGATTGGTTAACAAATATTCAAATGATTTTTTGTAAACCACGACAATTCTACCAAGCACTAGAGTTAGTGTTAGAGGGTTATAATCCAAACAAGAAAACCTACATCATTGGTCATTCATTAGGTGGTGCTATTGCTGAGTATGTGGGTAATGCTATTCATAATCCTAATTTAAAAGTTGTTACATTTAATGGGGCAGGAATTAAACATTTAATTAATCCAAAACATGATAATAATATTGTGCATTTTGTTACTAATAAAGATATTCTCAATCGCATAACTAAGCATTTACCATTTTCCTTATTTAAGCATATTGGAGAAGTAAAAACTGTAACAGATACAGAGTCATGGTGTGGTTTGAAATCACACGGTAATTGGAATGTCTTTATGAGGAACAAAGGAGGGGAAGACAATTGTTATTAAAACCAAGCGCACTAACACTTGTCGAAGCTAAAAGTTTCTTGCGTGTCGATTATGATTTAGATGATTTTTTGATTGAAATGATGCTAGAGTCAGCAAAAGGATATGTGCAAACTTATACAAAACGTAGCTTAGAAGAATTAGACGAATATCCAGAGATTGCTATGGCTATCCTAGTTCTCACATCGCATTTTTATGATAATCGAACACTTGAAACTGATACAACTGAAGTCAACTATACAATTGGTAAACTTTTAGGAACTCATTGGTATTATATGAGTGATTCTGCATTGGATGGTGTTGAATAATGCCAACTATTAAGAAAAAGTATATTCCTAAGACTGGTGACTTAAACCATAAAATTACGATTGAACACAAAGATTATTCTGAGCCTACCAACGGGATTTGTGAAGAAGAGTGGCAAGTGATTTATGAGCCACGCTGTTCGGTTAGTAATAATACAGGTAAGGAATATATTAAAGACGGTGTAGAATTATATAATCGAATTTCTAAAAAGTTTACATTTAGAACTCATCCAACGATAACAATTATTCCTTCTGATCGTATTTTGTATGACGGTAATTATTACGATATTACATCTGTTTATGATTATGACGATAATCGTATGTATACTGTCGCAGTTGCACAAAGGAGTGAATAGAAATGAATGAGAATGAAAATATTGAACCAGTTGAACCAGTTCAAAGTACAAATATTGTTGATTATTTAGTTAATTTATTAAGTAGTGTGGGCTTAAATTCTTATTTCATACATAAACCTGATGGAAAAAAGGAATTAGATTACATTACTTTTAATTTCACTATTGATGATGATTGGTATAGTAATGATCGTGTGGAGTTAGAAAAATATCTTGTTACTATTAATCACATGACACAATCTGCTAAAAATATTATGCCTATCACAGAAAAAATGAAACAAGTAATCAACAATGATGAACATTGTTATTCTTATGTTAATCGTGGTTCACATTATCATAAGGATACACAACAGTTCATCACAGCAACTACATTTACTGTGATTTTATAAAAAGACACCTCAAAATTTTGGGGTGTTTTTTATTTTATAAGAAGAAAGGTGATTAAAATATGGCCAGAATTTCGGGTGTTAAGTTCTTAGGTATTGCACCAATCACAAAATACGAATCAGGTGTACCAACTTACGGTGCAGTACAAGAAATTAAACAATTTATTTCATTTAATGGTAAAAAGAATTTCTCAGAAATGTCTTGGTACTCAAATGATGTTGTTGAAGAAACATTCAAAAACGTTGTAGACGTTGATTTAGAAATCGTAGTTGGACGTTTATCTCCAGAATTACGTGCAACGTTAATGGGTTCTGAATACACTGAAAAAGGTGTAATGGTAGAAAAATCTGATGATGTTCAACCTGAGTTTGCATTAGTTGTAGTGTTAAGTCAAATGGGTTCACAAAATGGAACCTTAAATCAAGTTTACTACCGTTGTAAATTAACTGTAGAAGGTGTAGAAGCAGAAACTAAAACTGATTCTGTAACAGACTCACAAGTTACAATTTCAGGTAAAGCTATTCCATTAGCTGACGGACGTATTGCTGCTACAATCGACTCATTAGATACGTCTGCTGATGCAGGTGTAGTATCAGGATGGACAAAATCTGTATACACTGGTGCAGAAGGTTAATAAATCTATATAGTAGACGAATTTTCGTCTACTAAATTATTTTTATTTAACCGTCACGTTTTTCCTTTTTTTGTATAAAACTTAATTTATAATCATATAATAAATTAGCCAAAAAATTAGGAGGAATGTTATGAGAAAGTATAATATATTAGCAACTTTATTAATTTGTTCAACTCTTTTGTTTGGATGCGGTCAAAATAATGAAACATCTGAAACATCTAATGGAATAACAAAAGAACAATTTTTAACAGCTAGACAATCTGGATTATCGAAAACATACAATGATAAATATTTTGAACTTATTAAAACAGTTCGAGATAAAGTTTACGATATATACAGTGAGAAATTTAACATGGATCATTTTGATTTTATTGTGGAAACAAAAACAGCAGAAAAATTATCTGATTCATCTGTATATGTTGTATTCTATTATGCTTATTCTGAGGAAGAATATGATAATTATGAGATTGATGATTTAATTGAATTACATAAAGGTATTTCTGTTGACTTATATAATATCATATTAGAAGAAGCAGATTATTCAGATTTAGAACTGAAAATGGGAGATTTATCAGTTGCTTTTTTATTAGAAGATGAAGAGTTTAATGTATTATACTCAACTATGACTTCTGGTGATGATGTTATGGTGCTGAAAAATAATCTTAATTAACTAGAGGTGATGATGTGCCAATCGAGGGACTTCAGGAACTTATTAATGCAGTAGAAAAAATTAGTGATGAGAGAACTGTTACACAATTGCAGAAGAAAGCCTTAAAACCAGTTGCAAAGGAAGTATTAACTGATATGCAAACTATAGCACCTAAATCACCACGACATAGTGTTCACGGTGCTGATATTATGGAAATGGTCACTTTCTCTAAGAGAGGTAGAAAAGGTTATGAAATAGGTTTAACCAATCAAGGCTTAGGTGATAAGTGGGACATTACAAGAGGGTTATGGTTTCAAGAATATAAGACAGACGAAAAAAACTACCAATGGTTTACCAAGTGGATCAAATCTGAAAAACAATCCTATGTAGAAAAAGCTAAAGAAGAGGCTAAGGAAAGTTTAAAACAATATTTAAGCGAATATCTATAGAGAGGTTATTAACCTCTCTTTTTATTTTGGGAGGAAACACATGATTATTAAAGATATTGTCATTAAAAATGATAAAGATAAAGAATTTGAATTAGAAGTTTATTTAAATATCGCTTCAATTAAAGGTATTGAGCGTGAGTTAAAGCAAATTGATCCAAAATTAAACTTTTATAAAGCATTGCCATTAATTCCACAAGGGGAAATGACTATTTCAGTAATTTTTATTGGAAACTGTCTGCATAGAAGAGGGGAAAAACGTCCAGTCGGAAGTGAATGGTTTGATGCAAATGATGTAAACTTCTTCAAATACTCTGATGAATTAATTGCGAAATTGACTGCGTGTTTAGAAGACCTTAATCCAACTGTAAAAGATGAGGGAAAGTAAGCAACGGTAAATCAGGTAATGAACTTGATTTAAACACACTAAGATACAATTTCATGCAATGTGGGGGAACATTAGAACAATTTGAATTGTTGACACTCAGAGATTGCTTAGACTTTATCATTACATATGTAAACATTAACAATAAAAAGAATAATAAACAAGATCAATCACATCAATCTTCAATCTCCTTTTCTTATGGTAGAGCAGATGATTATGACGAATATGACGAGTAGCCTTTTCGCTACTCTTTTTTTTGTCTATTAATATGGAAAGGATGTGAAAAACATGAGTATTGATTTACTTGTGCGTCTTAGGAATAGAAAACTCTAATGCCACTAAGCAAATTACCGAATTGAAGAAGGAATTAAAAAACCTTGATTCTCAAATGAAATCGGTAGATACAAATACTGGTAACTTTAATAAAGATATGCAGAATATGGCTACTAAAGTTGATCTTACTAAAACGAAGATTAATGGATTGCAGACACAATTACAGGCATATAACACTAAATTAAAAGATGCTAGTACACGTTTAAGTAATGCAAAAGCTAAACAAGCTGAATTAGCCAACAGTACAGAAACTACAGCAGAAGAAATGGAGAAAGCTAATAAAGCCGTCGAAAGTGCA